CCCGGAACGTGGTCATCAGGCTCTGGAACCCGGTGCCGCTGCTGAGCGTGGTGCCCCACTCGCGGAATTTCGCGGTGATCTTGTCGATCCCGGTCAGCATCACCTGCGACGTGGGCATGAACGCCTTGAGGATCCCGCCGATCCCCACCACGACGTTGCCGATGGCGGTGGCGATCTTGGTGATGGCCGGGCCGGTGTTCTTGGCGAGCAGGTCGATGAAGGACTTGAACCCGCTACTGGACAGGCCGGTGTTCAGCTGGGTGATGATGCCGTGCAGGGCCGTCTCGACGGGGACGAGGAACGGCTTCATCGACGCGAGGATCTTCGGGAGCAGCCCCAGTCCCTGGCTGATGACCCCGACGACGCCGGGGGCGGCGGCGTCGGTGAACGCCTTCCACATCTTCTGGGTGCGGCCGAGCTCGACGGCGAGGGTCTTGACGGGCGGTGACAGCCCGGCGAACGCGGCTTTCTCCTGCTGCAGCGCGGCGGTGCGCTGCGCGGAGGTGGCGGCCGACCCGAACTTGGCCTGGGCGGCGGCGTAGGCGGTGGCGGCCTTGGACGCCTCGGTGAACACCGATTTGGCGACGGCCCCGAACACGCCGATCCCGGCGCCGGCCGCGGCCAGCCCCGACGCCAGCCCTCCGGCGGCGACGACGACCCCGGCGAGGGCGGGTTCGAGGACCCCGGAGGCGAGGCTCAGCCCGGCGAGGGCCTTGGAGAACAGGCTGCTCCTGCGGTCGGCGACCCCGGCGGCGGCGCCGAACCCGGTGATCTCCCCGGCCAGCCCCGCGAAGCTGCCCTTGGCGCTGCCGGCTTTCTTCGCCGCGTCCTGTTCCGCGTCGGCGAGCCGGCGGATGGCGATGTCGGCGGCGAGGGCCTTGGCGGCGGCGCGGTCTTCGGCGTCGCCGGTGAGGCGGAGTGCTTTGGCGAGGTTGGCGGATTCGGCGGCGGTGCGGTTTTCTTTGTCGCCGAGCCGGCCGATGGTGTCCTGGAGGACTTTCGCGCCGCGTGCGGCGGCGGCGGCGTTGTCTCCGGCGTTCTTGAAGTCCCTGGCCAGCGCGGGGCCGCCCCGGGAGATGAAGTCGAAGGTGATCGACTGGCCCGCCACCGGTCACCCGCCTTCCACCGTTTGCGTTCGTGGTACCAATCTGGTACCGTGAAGGTACAACCTAGAGAAGGAGCATGATGGCCACCTACGAGAGCGGCTACGAGGCGCAGCAGCGACACGAGGCCGAGGCCCGCGCCAAGTTCGGCCCGGCGGCGCGGGACCTGGCGGCGTACATCCGCGAGTGCAACCCGGATACCGCCAGTGACTTCGAGGGCGTCGTGGAGCAGTGGATCCGCGACCATGGCGGATATTCGAGGTAACTCAGTGACCCAGACCCGCCCGCGCATCGACGATGAGCGCCTCGTCGCTCAGATCCAGGATTTTGCCGACAGGTACAGCGAGGAGATCAAGGTCCGCGTCAGCTTCAACGCTGCCGTGATGATCCTGCTCCGCGCTGGCCTGCGGGCAAAGGAAGAAGAGAAGCCATGACCAGAACCAGGATCGCCGCGCTGGCGATCACCGCCCTAGCCCTCGCCGGATGCGGCGGCACAGCCGCGACTAGCGGGGCCAGCCCGGCCGCGCCCACCGTCTCCCAGGTCGCCGCGAAGATCGGCGCCACCTCCGTGTCCGCCGAGCCGTCCCCGACGCTGTACGCCTCCCATGAGGGCACCGCGACGTGGAAGGGGCAGACGGTGGACATCGCGACGTTCGCCACGGACACGCTGAGGGACAAGTGGGAGAAGATCGCCCGCGAGTTCGGCCCGATCCTGGCTGACGGCCCCGGCTACGCCGTCACCACCGGCTGAGCAGGAAGGGACCGATAATGGCCAATGACTCCGCTGGCCGGAATGACACTCATAACACGCGGGACAACCCCAGGGCTGCCGGGGCCGCCTCTGATCGGGGTGCGCAGCCGTCCGGCCAGCGGGCTAGGCGCGTCACCATCTGCTGCTACTGCCGTAAGCGCGTCTACAAGGTGCGGAACGGCGAGTGGTATCACGAGCGCAACAGCAGCACGTCCTGCCGCCCGGGCGAAGGCTCGGACAGGCGCGCGACGCCGCTTGAGATCGAGGTCTGACCGATGAGGCGCAGGCGGCGGCGGACGTGGAAGCCGCTCCACGGGAAGCTGTGGAACCTGCTCCGCCGCCCCCGCCGCTCCCCGCCCGGCGCATGGGCCCGGAAACGGCCTACCCGTCCTTAAGGACATGCTCTTCTACAAAGTCGATCATGCGCTCGAACTGGTCGACCGACAGCAGCGGCATCTCCCAGGGCCGCACGTTCATGTACTGGCTGAAGACCCCTTCGTATTTTTCCGCGTCCCACGTGAGCCAGCCGGGGCCGAGCTGGCCGGCGTAGGGTTTGCCGCCCCCTTCTCAGCCTTCTCCGCCGCCTCCCGGGCCTTCTTCTCGGCCTCCGCCGCGTCCGCCATCGACTGCAGCATCTCGTTCAGGTCGAAATCAAGCGTCCCGTCGAGGATGTCGGCGAACGACGTGCTCACGTCCCGGCCGTCCCGCCGCCAGATCAGGCACGCCAGCATGGCCAGCGCCTTCACCGACCCGGCCTCAAGGTCGGACTGCCATTCGGCGTAGCGGCGCTTGTAGACGTGCTCGATCCACAGCGCCTCGGACATCGGCTGCTTGGCGCCGTCGTAGTCGAAGGTCTCCCCGGCCACCACTATTTTCAAGGCGTTCAGGCTCCTATCCGGCCGCTTTGGCGGCGACGTCTTCCAGCGCCTTCTCCAGCTCCGCGCGCACCCGCGGCGCGGCCTCCTCAGCCGGGCCGGTGAACCAGCCCGGCTCGACACCCTGAGTCGCGCCCACCTGCGTGTACCAGTGCTCCCGGTTGCCGAACAGGGGATGGGTGAGCCGGCCCTCGTCGAGGTTCTTCAGCCTCCGGGCCTTCCCGGCGGCCTTCGCGTACACCGACACCACGGCGTCGGTGGTCGCGCTGCCGGCGCGGGTGATGGTCTTGATGTCCACGTCGGCGAGGGCGGCGGCGTACCGGTCGGGCAGGTGCGGTCGGAGGCCGTCGCGGATCCGGCCGGGGACCGGGGCCACGCCGCGGCGCATCGCCGCGGTGAGCTGCCGGGCCAGGTCGCCCTCGCCCGCGCGGCGCAGCCGGAACGCGGCGGCCTCCAGCTGCGACGCCAGGTCCGCCATCAGGTATTGAGCCCAGCCGGGGTGTACCGCTGGATCGCGCTCGCGGCGTTCCAGGAGCTCTTGAAGTTGACGCCGCCGCCGATCGCGCCGTCGGCTGAGAAATCTGGAAGCACAGTCCCGAACCAGTAAACTGCGGGCGCATTAGTGGCGTCGGGGTAGAGGTAGAACTTCCGGGAAAGCCCGTCGATCGCCGCGATGTAGGTCTGGGACGTGACGTCGTCCATGAAGCCGGAGAAGTCCCCGGAGGCGTCGGGGAGCCCGGCGACGTACACCTTGTTGGAGTCTCCGAACGCGGTGACGTCTTGTTTGTCGACGTTCATGTTGATGGACCACGAGGCCTGGAACGGCAGCGGTGTCGCCAGCGCGGCGTTCGTGAGTCCTACGTAGATCTGGCCGTTGCGTCCATGGCGTCTCGGCATCTGCTACCCCTTGCTGATCATGCGCATGAGCGCCCTGGCATTGTTTTCGAACGTGCGGTCTTCGATGGCGGCGCGGGCTTTCGCTGCGGCTTCGTGCCGCTGGTCCGGGTGGGCGAGTGCCCAGCGGATCTGTTCCCCGGCTTCGTCCGGGCTGGTGAATGACGGGAGCATGGGGAACAGCTGGTCGGATTCGGGGCGGGGGTCGCGGGTGAACCACAGGCCGCAGGCGGCGAGTTCGATTTCGCGGGGTCCCATGGCCCAGGCGTCGCCGGTCCAGGTGTCTTCGCCTTCGCGGCGGTACAGGTTGATGCCGGTGCGGGCCTGCCGGTAGATGGCGGCGGTCTGGTCGTTGTCGACGCACCCGTCGATGCCGGTGGCGGTCCAGTCGCGGAGCGGGGAGTCCTCGGGGAGGTCCATCCAGGGCCCGGCGAGCTTGACGTCGAGGCCGCCGAGGTCCATGGCCTCGAAGAACTTGACGCGGGACGGGAACCCGGTGCCGACGAACGCCAGGTCCCAC